CGTCTCGTAAATTTTTGTTTACTAGTCCATCTATATCTGGAGTCTTTGGAGCCGCCAAATGTATTTTCCAACCAAATTATAAGTGCTTCATCGCAGCTTGTAATTTTAAGCATGGAGTGCCATTGATAACCTGTGCCATATTTTCCTTGTTTGGTATGTCCAATGTAGATGCAGCCTTCTCCATCTATAAGGCCAGCCAAATAAGCAATTTCAGCAATGGTATGAGTAGTTTTAAAGTTGACAATTTTTCCCATAAATATCCTTTCATTAATTATTGTATAGTAATTAATGAAAAAGTCCACGCTGAACGACTTAACGGGTGGGACTCTTACTTACAAGGGTATGCGAAAGTCTAAACTCCGTACGAAAGACGGAGAGGGAGATCCGAAGAGGTTTCCCCGCCAGCAATGGTCAGTAGGCAAGAGCCGAAAGTAATAGAATGTTTGAACGAATGTGCAGCACGTTTAGGCGTATCGCTACGTCAAACCGAAGATCAGTTAACACGTGATATGTTGGCATCAACAGCATCATTTATTAACTGTGTTGGTGGCGTAAACGGCGACAGTCCGACCGAGCTAACATTGTTAGACGTGTCTGAAGTAACACGTGTATTACTAGGTAACAACGCTTATACAATCTCCGACAACATCGAAGGTGAAGATAAGTTTGGTACAGCTCCAGTTCGTGACGCTTATTTTGCTTTATGTCATACAAACATGACAAAAGAGTTAGAAGGCGTTAATAACTTTACGTCAAAAAGTAATTATCCAGCACCTACAAACGCTTTACGTTCAGAGTGGGGTTGTGTTAATAACTTGAGATTCTTGGTATCAAGCATCGGCTCAATCAGCCCAAATGCTTCTGTTAATGGTAGTGATGTGTACAACATTTTCTGCGTTGGTATGGAAGCTTATGCTACTGTACAGCAAGATGGTTACTCAGCGTCCTTCATCTACAGACCGCCAATTTATGATGGCCCATTAGCGTTAAACGCTTCTGTAGGCTATAAATTTGCGACATGTCCAAGAATAACTAACGATCTCTGGGTTATCAACCTAAGAGCTACATTAGCACAATAAAGGAGATATTATGGACGGAACAATTATAGTACGTGGTAATTTCGTATCAACCGGTGCGGATAAAACTATTGTATTTAGACCAGGTGTAAACTGGATTACTGTATTTAACATGTTAGCTAATGATGGCGTTGGTGCTCCATTACAGTTTTATTTCCAAACTGGAATGACTAATGGTGTTGCTATTGATGCTGCTGGTGCTACAACTGCTCCTGCAGGCATGTTTACAGTAATTGATTACTCTAACCCTGCTAACTTTGCATCTATTAAATACACAACCACTGCACAAACAAACGCAGTTCAGCCTGTTGTAACATCTGCGGCTACAACAGCTGCAGTAGCTGTAGCTGTTGGTAATATCGTACGTATTACTGGTAGAAACGTTGCTGGTGTTTTAGGTGTGCCTGTATTTGGTAACTATGGCGTAGATATGATTGTCAGCGTTGTTGCTGGTAACGACTACACGCTATTAGGTGCAAATAACGCATTAGCTACAGCTTCTGGTGTTGCTGGTACTGATGGTGCTTTACAGCGTATTGATATTAGCTCAAGATTCTATCCAGCCAACAGAATTGTTACAAACATTACTCAAGCTGCTGGCGTTATTACTGTTGCTACAAGTGTGCCTCACGGTTTAACTGTAGGACAGCAAGTTAGATTTGATATACCTGCTGTTTGTGGAGCAGGGATTAGTGCTTTATTAAGCGCTAGTTCAGCAAATAACTATGTATCAGCTACAGTAACAAGCGTAGTTGCAAATACAGCTGCTTTAGCTGGTTTTGGATCAGTTCGCTTTACTATCGACATTGTTGGTAGCGGTGAAGCTTTCACTTATCCAACATCTGCACAAGTTGCTGCTGGTTCACAATTGCCAGAGATGATACCTTTCGGTCAAGATACAGCTTACTCAGTATCACAAAATGCTAACATTTTGGCTGATGCTACAGTAAACCAAGGTTTTGTTGGTATCAAACTAAGAGGCGGTGCTGCTAGAGCAGACAACCCAGCTGGTCAAGCAGGGGATGTTATATTCTGGAAAGTTGGAGCTTGCTTTAACTCTGAAGAATACGCATAATCTTATTCGGATGGGAGGGGCAACCCTCCCCGCTTAACATTTAACAAGGGAGTAATCATGGAAAGAAAAAAATTAACAAAGACCGAGATGGAACAGTTGCGCGCTAGAGATGCGGAAAAAGTAAGTGGTAAGTTTATTTTTCACGAAGTGCCAGGTGGCGTTATGGATTTTAGTATCAAGCTATACAAAGGCGACTCTCCACAAAACTACTCGTTGCGTGATGGTGAGATATATGAACTACCATTAGGCGTAGCACGTCATTTAAATACAAATTGTTTTTACCCAATACACTCTTATAGCCAAGACGAGTTTGGTAAACCTATTGCTAAGATTGGGCAAAAAGTACGCCGTTGTAGTTTCCAATCATTAGACTTTATGGGCATCGATGCTCAGCCAAGCAAAGAGATTATCACTGTAGAAAGGATCTAGATGCCAATACTTGCTGTAGCAACGCCAATATTTCAACCAGCTATGAGGATTATAACTAACATAACAAACTCAAACCCTGTAGTAATTACTACTTCGTTTGATAATCAATTTGTTACTGGGTTGATAGTACGCTTATATGTGCCACAAGGTTATGGCATTACAGAGCTAAACCATGTAGAAGCGCCTATTTTAGTGCTCACTAATACAACTTTTTCTATGCCTATAGATACAATAAACATGGCACCCTATATTACTCCTCCAGCAGCAGAACAGTTTCCACAAGCAGTGCCAACTGGCGAAATTAACAGCATTTTATACGCGGCAACTAGAAATATATTGAATTAACAATTCAACTGGTTTGTAAGTTTGCTAAGCTATTACCAATTTACATAATAAGGATGTAGTATGGCAGATTTACAAACCATCAGAACTAAAGTAAGACGGCTTACCCGTAGCCTGTCTCCCTCCCAGCTAACAGACGCTCAAATAAATGACTATATCAACACATTTGTTTTATACGATTTTCCAGAGCATTTACGCTTAGCAAACCTACGTGAGACATTCAGTTTCTATACAACTCCGTACGTAGATACATATGATACAGTTACAGCTCCACCAGAAAGCCCGCTGTTTGATTTTAAAAATAGATATATTACTGTACACCCACCAGTGTTTATAGCTGGCTACCAATCTTGGTTTTGTGAAAGCAGAACATCTTTTTTTGGTGTCTATCCTCAAATAAACTCTATAGCCCAAACATCTGCTACAGGCGACGGCAACGTAGGACAAGCTATAACGTTTACAATCAATACACAGCAAGCTAATACTGGCGGTGTAAGTATAACTACTTGTCTATTACGCAATAGTATAGTTATAACAACAGTAGATGCGTTACAAAATGCATTAACTTTAATTGACTTACCGATAGCTGGTAATGGTATTTCAGGTAATTTGGTTGAGCCTAATTTTTTAGGAACGGTACTCGGTACAATTAACTATCTTACTGGCGTTGTTAATATACCAAACGGTTTTAACCTTAACGGCGTAGCTACAGCAGCGTTAGCTGGAGCGCCTATATATTCTGAAACAGTATTAGTATCGCCTAGTTTACCGCAAGCCGTGTTATTCTATGACGGTAAATTTGTAGTGCGTCCAGTGCCTGATAAAGCATACCGCATCAATATGGAAGTATTTGTGCAACCTGCTGCTTTGCTGGCGGATACGCAAAATCCAAAGCTTAAAGAGTGGTGGCAGTATATAGCGTACGGGGCTTCAATCAAGGTATTCCAAGACCGTCAGGACTATGAATCTGTCAAAGCCATTATGCCTGAATTTACAAGCCAGATGGACTTGATCCAGCGCCGTACAATTGTACAACAGACCAGTCAACGCTCTAGCACAATATATACAGAACAAATGACTGCCGCAGGAGCATATGGACCAGGATTCTTTAGTGGCGGCGGCAACTTTTAGTAAAAATTAACGTTACACAAATTATATAAAGGATTAATACTATGCCATGGAATGTAAACGTACCAGCAGCTAACCTAACTATCTCAAGCACAACTGCACCAATACAAGGTAACTTTCAAGCAATTCAAACATGGACTGCTGTAGACCATATTGTTATTGATGGAGCGGGCGGAAACGAAGGTAAGCATGCAAAAGTATCATTAGTACAACAACCTTATGTTGCTGGGGGTGGTTTTACACCAGCTATAAATCCTGCAAATGGTCGAGGAACATTAGGTATTTATGCTGCTTTAAATGCTGCTAACGATCCGAATTCACAATCAAGAATGTGGGCTGTAATACCAATTAAAAATGCCCCCGCCGCATGGGAGATAGCAAATATACCATTTACAGAGTCAAGTATTTTATTTAATCAACCAGCTAATAATTCTAGTGGATATACTTATTTGCCTTCAGGTATGTTAATTCAATATGGTTCTTATAACGTAGCTATTCCAAATTCAACTGGTACTTTTGTTACTACCGCAGCTGTCAACTTTCCGTTAGCGTTTCCAAGAGCATGTTTTAGAGTGATTGTAACACCTGCTACAGTTAACTCAAACGCAAGCATTTCTCAGGCTACATCAGTAACAGCTGCATCATTTGTTCCAGTATCAGTTAGAGTAGCAGGTTCAGGATCTGGGACAACTAATTTTAGTTACATAGCTATAGGTTGCTAACATGCCAATAGACAAATTTATAATTGGATACACCGACGATAAGTCAGGTTTCCAAACAAATTTTCAGCCATGGCTACTACCTGACAACGCTTTTCAAAGCATGATTAACGCGTATACATGGCGCGGCAGAGTCAGAAAACGTATTGGTAGCACTTTGATGACTAACAGTGTTAATGGAAGCAGATTGCGGATACCAGGTATAGCTATTGGCGGTGGCGGTGTAATTACTCTGTCATTAAATGTGGCGGTTGGTATGCAAATAGAAGAACAAATTGCTAATGGTGAAACTTTGACTGTTTGGGATTTGGCACAACCGTTATTAACCACTAACCCTGCCATAACTGCAACCGTTACAGCGGCTAATCAAATAACTATAGCAGGTTCAGTGGCCCCAACAGTTTTTTTATACCCTGCATTACCTGTTACAGGTATAGGACAATATGAAAATCCAGCTACTAATGACGAGACTACAGTAGCATTTGATACTAATTTTGCATATTTTTACAGCGGTGGTGATTGGCAGCGTTTGACTGGTGGGGCTGATGCATGGACGGGAACAAATAGCCAACTGTTTTGGATAGTAAACTATCGTGGAGTTACAGCTAATGAAAATTATCTTTGGGTAACAAACTATAATGCTGCCGATGGCATAAGATATAGAACCGCTATAGCTGGCGGAGAATGGCGTAAACCTACCTTGTTTTACAGCAAAGGGAGTGTAATAGGTCAAACCGATGGGGCTGGTAACTTTGTTGGTGCTTTAGGCTCTCCTCCTGTGTTAGGAAGTATAGTTATTGTAGCAAGCACCGCGTTTGTAGTGATTAGTAACGCAGCAGGATTTCAGCCTATGGGTGTAGTGCCTTTGACTACCGCGGCCGCTGTTGGTGCCGCAACATGTGATTTTGCAGCTGCTAATATAAACATTGCGGCTGCGGCTATTAATACTAGCGTTTATTATAGCGACCAATTATTAATAACCACTGCTAGAATAGTAGTGCAATTTAAAAATAGATTGATCTTATTAAATACAGTTGAAAACGTAGGTGGCGTTAATACAGTATTTAAAAACAGATGCAGATTTAGTGCCGTTGGTAACCCATTATTTGGGACTATTGGCATCGTTTATACATCAGTATCGTTTA